ACCCAACAGGCCTACAAGGCACTTTTGTAATGGCTGAGTCTCTAAAAGGACAAAGTGCATTATCAAGCAAAACTGTAACAGTAAGCAACCAAGACGGTTCAACAGTAGCAGATGCAGAAGACTTTGTAGCAGGCGTTTCAAGTGCAGGGTTTACAAATATTGAAGCATCTATTATCACAACTGGACAGTACAAAGGTGCAATTCAAATCAAACACACACTAGGTGGTGAGATTAGAATGTACGATGTGACTAACACTCCATTAGCAACTGCTGGCTTCAGCGCCGCAACTGCTCATTCATATGGAACTTACACTGCCAACAGTGCAACTTTAATTGATAACTTATACGATGCTCCAGCAGGTGCAACTGAAGACTCAACTGCTCTTCCAGCAACACTTGTAGCATCAAACTTCAAAAGATTAAGTTACACAGCGTCAACTAGTGCTCCAACTAACGAACCATCTAATGGCAAGTTATGGTACAACACTAATTTAGATGCTGACATCATGGTACACAACGGTACAACTTGGACAGGATATGTAAACACTTACAGTGCAACAGATCCAAATGGTCCACAGTTTAGTGCTAGTGAACCAACAACACAGTCAGATGGCACACCATTAGCAAACAATGACTTATGGATTGACACTTCTGACTTGGAAAACTATCCAAAATTATACAGATACAACACATCTGCAACAATTAGTTCAACTAACACTGCAAATGGCGTAACTGTGACATCAACTGGTGCCGCTTGGGAATTAGTTGACAAAACTGACCAAACAACAGAAGATGGTATTGTGTTTGCTGACGCTAGATGGCAAACTGAAGTTGAGAAAAATGCCAACGGAAACACAGGTGCTGGTACAGCATCATCAATCAAAGATCTATTAAGTGACAACTTCATAGATCCAGATGCTCCAAATCCAGACTTATATCCAAAATCAATATTGTTGTTCAACACAAGAAGATCAGGATACAATGTTAAAGAATACAGAAACAATTACATAACAACAACTGCATACCCAGGATCAGGATCAACTGGCCTAGGTAACGTAAGATTTAGTAACGAGGCTGTAAATGGTTACTATCCAGACAGATGGGTAACTAAATCTACAAACAATGCAGATGGTAGTGGAACTTTTGGAAGAAAAGCACAGAGACAAGTAGTTGTAAACCAATTAAAATCTGAAATAGATACCAACCAAGCAATTAGAGAAGATCAAAGAGGATTTAATGTAATTGCATGTCCAGGATACCCTGAATTGATATCTAACATGTTAAACCTGAACACAGACAGAAACAACACAGCGTTTGTGGTAGGTGACACACCATTTAGACTGGCAGGTACATCAACAGCAGTGAGCAACTGGGCAAATAACTCAGCAGGAGCCGCAAGTGACGGTGAGGACGGATTGACTTCGGCAAGCGACAGTCTTGGCGTGTTTTATCCATCAGGACAAAGCACCGACAACGCAGGCAACACAATTGTTGTTCCACCAAGTCATATGATGTTAAGAACCTTGGCAAACAATGACAACATTGGCTTCCCATGGTTTGCTCCAGCAGGAACTAGAAGAGGTATTGTTGACAACGCAACTGGTGTAGGATACATAGATTCTGCAACAGGCGAATTTGAAACAGTGTCTTTAACTGAGTCTGCTAGAGATGCATTACACACAGCAAAAGTAAATCCAATAACGTTCTTCTCAGGAGCAGGTATTGTAAACTTTGGTAACTTAACTAAAGTTTCAGGATCAAGTGCTTTAGACAGAATCAACGTGTCAAGATTAGTTGTGTTCCTAAGACAACAACTAGATGCTATTGCTAAACCTTTTATATTTGAACCAAACGATGAATTAACAAGAAATGAAATCAAACAAGCAGTTGAATCATTCTTATTAGAACTTGTTGGTCAAAGAGCATTGTTTGACTTCTTAGTAGTATGTGATGACACAAACAACACACCTACAAGAATAGACAGAAATGAATTGTATGTTGATATTGCAATTGAACCAGTGAAATCAGTTGAATTTATCTACATACCATTAAGAATCAAAAACACAGGAGAGATTGCAAATTTAGGAAACTAATTTTGGAATAAATAGGAGAAACATATGGCAATATCAACTTTATCAAAATTTACAGTTCCTTTAGCAAACGATCAGAGTTCAGCATCACAAGGTTTATTGATGCCAAAATTACAATATCGATTTAGAGTGATATTGGAGAACTTTGGTGTATCTACTCCAAGATCAGAACTAACAAAACAAGTGGTTGATTGTTCTAGACCAAATTTAACTTTTGACAACGTGACATTAGACGTTTACAACTCAAAAGTTTACATGGCTGGCAAACACACTTGGGATCCAATCACGATAACAGTGAGAGATGACGTAAACAATGCTGTTACTAAATTAGTTGGCGAACAAGTACAGAAACAATTTGATTTCTTTGAACAATCTAGTGCCGCTTCAGGTATAGATTACAAATTTACATCAAGAATTGAAATGCTTGATGGTGGTAACGGTGCAAGTGCTCCATCTGTTTTAGAAACATTTGAGTTATATGGCGCTTACATTGAATCAGTGAACTACAACACACTGGCTTATGCTACTTCAGACCCAGCAACAATTACCATGAACGTTAGATACGACAATGCTATTCAAACTCCAACAGGAACAGGAATAGGTACAGCAGTAACTAGAACCATTGGTACTCTAGCAACTGGTGGCGGTATCTAATAAAAAATTGCATTTGTAAAGTAAAAAGAGCGCCTTTAACGGCGCTTTTTTTATGACCATAAATATCACTGTATGCCAAGTATCAATAATTTTTTAAATTCGTTTTCAAACGGTTTACCCGGTATGAAAGATTATCGTCATGCTTCAAGACTTTATCTTGACGATAATTTTAAATTACTCCCAAAACAAAAATTTTTATTTCATGTAGTATTCAACATTGATAACGACATTCCGAATCGTCCTTTCACCAATAATGAAAAATTAGAACTAAACATGTTGGTTAGAAATGCAGACTTACCTCGTTTTAACATGAACCTTGAAGAAAAACAACAATACAATAAAAAAACTTACATAGCAACCAGAATAGGTTACGAACCAGTTAATATAACTTTCCATGACGATCATGCCGACACTGTAAATGCTTTTTGGAAAGCCTATTATGAATACAATATTTCCGATTCTCTTACTTTAAATCCTAATGTAAATGGATTCAACACAAAAGACAATATGTATGATCCGGGCGGAGATGGTTTGACTACCCAATATGGTATGGACAATGCTCAGCAAAGAAAAAAACCTTTTTTAAAATCAATAGAATTGTTTACTTTACACAAACAAAGATTTACTTCTTTTACTCTTGTAAATCCTGTTATTGGTTCTTGGTCGCATGACAATTTAGATCAAGCAGACGGTCAAGGAATAATGCAAAACACCATGCAGGTTTTTTACGAAACTGTGTTATATGGAGCAGGATTAATAAAAAATGGAGGTGTTCCAGGTTTTGCTACAATACACTATGACAAAGAACCTTCACCTTTGAGTGTGCTAGGAGGTGGTACAACTTCAATATTTGGACCTGGTGGAATAGTGGACGGTATTGGCTCTGTAATTAGAGACATTCAAAATAACAATTTTAGTGTGGCAACAATTTTAAGAGGAATCAACACATACAATAATGCCAAAAAAATAAAAGCAAAAGATGCCGCAAAAGAAGAATTAAAAGGAATAGTAAAAGAAGGTGTACTAGACATAGGAAAACAAGCAGGTTCAATAACAAATCCTGTAGGAAATTTTAGTATGGGTAATGCCGCCGTCACAGCAGTAGCCACAGGCGCGGCTTTAGCCACAGCCAAAGGCATAACTGATAATAACAATAAACAAGATGCTACTGTAATTCAAACTGAGAACAGGAATTACGGTGATTTCTTGTCTCCTACTGAAGCACAAACTTTAGTTAACACTAACTCAGTAGCAAAAGACAAAGTTGCGGCCGCAATTTATTATCAATTAATTGGATCAAGAAACAACCAAACAATTGCAGAAAGTGATATAGCATATACAAATTTAAGTAACACTGAAAAAGAAATATATCAAAACAAAGCAATTGAACAAATAACTGCTTTGGTTAGTGACGGATATATAAAGATAGACAGAAACACACAAAACGTAAATATTGTTGCAGAAAAGGCTAGTTTATAATGACTGAATTTTATTCAAATCTACCTCAAAAAGAAAAAGACAATTTAGAAAAAACACAAGATAGATTGGTTACTGAAAATCGTCAAACCAAATTTGAATTTAGTGCTAATGACTATGACGCAACAGTTGGTTTTTTTATCAAAAGAGGATTTAACAGGACCACAGCAGAAGATACTGCTTACATAATTTTACAACAGGCAAAAATTGATTCAGTGCCTGTTGGACAATTGCTGGATCAATTGAGTTATGCTAATCCTGCAACATTATCAGAATTGATATCTACAGTTTTAAACGGCAACAGATATAAAAGTAGTCGACTAGGTGTAAGAAATACTAGAACTACCAAAGATACTGTTTCAAGAAATATTATAGACTAATGACTTTACCAAGATTTGCAAAGGGCAAATTCTCACCAAAGAATCAAGGCAAGTATGTTGGCACAAAAACACCAACCTATAGAAGTAGTTGGGAACATGCATTTATGAGATTGTGTGACGAACATCCAAATGTGTATCAATGGGCCAGTGAATCTATAAAAATTCCTTACAGACATCCTTTTACAGGAAAATACACAGTGT